CCGTATTCGCATCATGGGTAATGCTTCCGGTGGAGCCATTCTCAACTTTACAGTATCACGCCAATTTACGCGTTCTAGTGGCGGGTCCTGCCCAATCCTAGCTATGTAATTTATGAGACACACTATCGATAGAGGATTTTATTCCATTTTGATTCGCGACGAGGATGGCAACACCGTGAAGGAAATAAAAACAACCTGTAATCCCGCTGCTATCTATCAAGCCATATCCCATGCGGAAACGCTAGGAGAAATTGACTGGAAAGCCAGTCAAATGGAAAATCCAAATAAGGATTACCCCCAAGAAGAGTCGCTGTCAGAAGCCAAGAAAAAGAAATGGATGCAGGACGTAAAAGTTAAGCGCCCCGGAATCTGCACAGGCAAGAAATTTGGTTCTCAGACGTGCCCTCCCGGCTCCAAGCAATACGCTCTGGCCAAGACGTTCAAGAAAGCTGCCAAAGAATCAGAAGAATCTGCGCAAGAGCTTGTTGATAAGTTGCTAAGCGAGTGATTCAGCCGAGCACGTCTTCAAATTCAAGTCCGTTTACTTGCGCATAGACTTGCGCATAGTCTCCCATGATCATGTCGTAGCCTAGACTGGTTACGTAATCCATATCCGCCAATTTAATGGGTGTGGGATCAGGTATCCCCTCAATGTCACCTTTCAGAAGGACGATATCCAAGGACTCATCAAACTCCTGCTTCTGTGTCTCTGTCAATTGGTCCTTTATGGCAGAGTAGGCCATCCCAAAATCCATGCCTTCCTCAATGGCCAAAAATAACTTCTCAGCTTTTTTAGGACCGAATCCAACAACTCCTTTAATGTTGTCCACGCTATCTCCTATGATTGCTAGCTTAAGGGCTGTATGGATTGGGCGCTTAACACCCCATTTCTCACAGACATACTTGGAATCAAGAAGCCTCTTGTCTTTTAAAGAGAAGTAGGAAACCCTTCCTCCCACAAGCTGATGCAGATCCTTGTCTCCCGACACAACAATTACATCATCTCCCTTAAATTCTGCGCGGTACGCCGCCGTAGCTACCGCATCATCGGCCTCATCCGTTGATTCCCCGTTGGCAGCGCCAAACATTTTGTCTACGACTTCTCTCATAGCCTGCTGGTAGACATAGAATTTTGGTGGTTTGGTAGTCCTCTGCTTATCCTTTTTTGCTTGGGTATCCCAACAAAACAGCATACTATCCGGTGTTTTGACCAGTCTACCGGAATCCTCACGAAGCAGAGACAGCACAACTTTCAGACTGTACCCTATGCCCTTACGACCAAATTCATCGTACAGGTGCTCGGGAAGCTCAGGATCATCGGTACGTCGTGTTTTTGCTTGGCTGGCGTACTCACCGTAGGAAGCAAAATACGACCTGCTATAAAGCGAATTAGCGTCAAATATTAAACATGTTGACATATTTCAACTCGCGTCCTGATTATGCTTTTCAGCAGCCTCGTTATGCATTTCGTAAAACATATTTAGCACCCAATCAGGCACTTTGGTCAGATCGATGGTCATGCCTCGTCCATGCCATGCCAGCTCGAACATCATTCGCCATCTAGCTTCTGTTCTTTGCTCCGAGGCGCGGACGAAAAAAGTTTTCGTCAAGGGGGAAGGTGTGCTCCCATTCGCGCTTGCACTGCTTCTTTGGACACTGGACGGTCACCGTGGTGCTAAGGTGTGGCGATAACAGGTTCTGTTGCTTCTCAAGGTATTCGGTGTCCTGCGGAGGAAGCGCGTTGTACCACGTAAGAAGTTCAGCCAAGTCATCGGGCTGGCTATCGTTAATAGAAATGATCGCTGTAACAATTCTGGCTATACGATCTGACACGGAGCGGTCCGTCCTATTCATGATGGACAGTTCATCACGAATCAAAAGAGGTCTACATTTCACGACATCTGTGCAAGGAAGCTTGATCAAGTCCCATCCCGGGTATGCGTCATCCTTCTCGCCTACTTTCTCCAACTGATCAGGTACTATAATCTCCTCCTGCCAATCGTGGCCACAATCAGGACACGTCAGCATTAGCATCAGCTTATTCTCGCGTGAAATGGATCGACTAACCAACAGAATTGTGGTAGCTTCGGATAAGACGAAATTGTTTACATCACCACCGTTTAGGTTGCACAGCTTCGGAAGAAGCTCAAAAACGACAGTATCGTGTTTCTTTCGAGACCGCTCTAGCAGAAAATCGTCAATCGCAGTATCCCAAGGATAAACTGTGAGCTTGCCTCCCTTCCACGCAGGATCAGAAAAGCCTTTGGATAGGAGAGTGATCTCTCGTTTGAAGCGCTCTCTGGCCGGAACTAGCGAAGGTAGATTTGACTTGATCATGCCTTAGAGAACGAATCCCCTAAATCATGCCTTCAGGTACCAACGGATAATAACGATCAATGGAGAGGGTTATCATCAGATTGACCAGATTGTTTCCTGCTTCTGTTGGCTTGTACCCAACTAGCAGGATGCCCTCCAACACGTAGGAGGCTGAGGGGGCAAACGCCGTGTCAGCATCATCGTATGCGGATGCTGTCGTAGCCAAAGCCTGACTAGGAGCCAGCCAGTACATCTTGCCGTCCGTCTTGATAGCCGACGTGCGAGCCACCGACCCATTGGGGTGGGAAGTGAGCCAATGCCACCGTTCCAATACAGCCGCAGTTTGGCGGGTAAACGCGTAACGAACAGTCATTTCTACTGTGCCTGTTTCAGCATCGGCCCCCAATTGCATGTTTGTCTGGTTCATGTATTTCACGGGAACCAACTGTCTGGAACGGGTAGGAAATGGGAACTTCGATACCGCAAATTCCACGTTTTCGTTCCAGTAGTTGTTGCCAGTTCCAGTTCCAAGATTTGGAAGGTTGACAACTACCCGGAATAGATCGCCGCGCTGCTGATCAAGGTTGGAACCCTGACTGCCCCATGTATTACGGAATTTAAGACCCATATGATTTTCTTTCGTTTAGTTTTGCAAAGAGAGTTTAGGAAACTTGGTTCAACGTAGCCCCGCTCTCTCGCACGGTGGCGTTGATAAAGATTCTCTCTGCGACATCCGTAGGAACGACGGACAGGTCAACAATGACTTCCCGTGCGTTGCGCGTAGCCGCAGTGTTATTGGAACTGTCAACCGTCAGGCTGAACGTCTCCAAACCACGCTCATTCAGTATTCCTTTGAGATACTGGCTGTATGCCGCGTAAATCTGCGACAGAAGGATGTTGTCGTTAGGATCAAACACATACTGGCGTCCAATCTCGCTCAAGCCCCTCATCATGTAGTTGATCAAAATCATACTATGCAAGGCGGAGAGCTTAGACTCAGTCCGTTGCAGTGTGCGATCACCAAACACCATGATCCGGTTGCGGTTGATCATGATCGGATTTAGGCAGTTCCCATTTCCGTACATCCCATTCAAAGCGTCCTGTACGATGCGCTCGTATTCCAATCCTGAAGCTTCTGGAATGAGACCGCGTTGCTCGCCTGCGGCAGCAAACCATGGTTTCCACTTATCAAAGGTATTGGCCAAGCAGCGCAGGGCACCGATTGTCGGAGGAGCCAAGATGGAAGCACCGGTGAAGGGATCGGCCATGCGAATCCAGTTATAGAAGCATGCGGCATAGGAACTGTCGATCTTACCGTTTCCGGTGTAGAGACCCTCAGCATTGTGCCAGTCAGTTGCTTCGCGAACGTTCAAGCCTGAAGGAGCATCCATAACATAGACGCTATTCACAATCTGGCAGATACGAATAGCTTCTTGCGCAACGCTCACATCGCTGCGACCGGGGCAGGCAATTACGTCCACTTGGACATTGTTAGGGTCCTCGAAGATCTTGAGACCCGTAGCGCTATCATCAGCCGGATTAACTGTGCCGATAAAATCCGAAGCGGTAACGTTCTCTCCGTTAAACCCATTGGTCATATAGGACACGTTCGTTGGGTTTGTGGCATTATTCCAGCCATCCAAAGAGTTAGCCGCAGGCTCTGCGTTGTGCAAAACAGAGCAGACAATGTAGCTGCTCAAGCCGTTGATCCGTGTTTCCACATAGTCAGTGCTAGTCGAGACAAATGACAGATTATCGATAACTTCAACCTGCGCCGAATTCCAATAAACTGTGAATTTTTTTGTATCGGGCTTTGTGCCGGGACTTACACGGACTTCAACACCTGTGGTCAAACCGTCGGAGTTAGCCCATGTTCCAGCCGAAGCCGCCAAAATGTGGATGCTTCTAGATTTGGTGTACACCCCAGCGACAGACGCAACCTTTTTAATGGTTGCTGCTGTGTAGCTGTCCTGCAAGGATAGGGACTGGTAGCCGGACTCAACAATGCCTGAAGTCTCAAAAGTAATACGCGCAGGAGTTGCGCCGCTTGCGGGGAACACTTCCTTAACTTTTATTTCACGCGTCGTAGACTTGTTCGCCTGCTCCAATTTCAGCAGGTCGCCGACTGCAATAAGAGCCAGCATGGCGGAAGAGGAGGTAGGAGCATTTGAAACTTGAATTTCAAATGCATTTTTATCGCCCGCAGCCAACAGATCAACTCCAAAGCACTCAGCTTCGTTGGCGGCATTTGCCACTGCGCATTTATCCATAACGCCAGCCGTATAGGTATCAGCCAGAGTTTCAGCTTCTGAACCGGACGAGACAAAAGTTACAGTGTTTGTGCCGAGATCGATTGATTCTACTTTGGCGTTACAAGTAGTGGCTTTTCCGGTCTGGGTAATGCGGCAATAGTCATTGACTGTAAACAAATTGGCATAAGTTGTGCGAACAGAACTTGCCCCAAGAGATCCTGAAACACCGGTAACTGAATCCTTGTAGCGGCGTCCAACTCGCACACAAGTTACACCATCTGACAAGGTAGCCAGTGTGGCGGCAGTCTGCGCCATGAAAGCTCCAGAAATAGCTTGGCCAAAGTTCCGAACATAGTCTTTTACAGAAGCGACTGCTGTTGGGGTGTCAAAAGAGCCTTTTTCAGCCACGCCAACCAAACCACACAGAAATCTGCTCGTGGTTTGTGGAACGTAGGATTGATCAACTACTTTAGTGTAAACTCCGGGGAAAGTTTGAAGTGCCAGATTATTAAACCACTAACATCTGCTCGCTAGGAGCATGGTTAAT